CCCAACTTTTTAGGTGATTTATGACAAGTTTTGCTGGAAACACAACAACGACAACTCCAACCATGGCAACTGCTACAAGCGTGACAGTTGCAACCGCCAGGCCGTTTCGGAACTTTTTAATGATTCAAAACAACTCGGCAGCCAATATAGCTCTTAGCTTTAACGGAGCTACATTGACCGGCATTACTCCAACAGCAACCAACTTTTGTTATGTCCTCCCAAGCACCGCAGGGTCTAACGTAGTTCGATTTGATAATGGGTTTATACCTGCCGGAGCAATTACGGCTTATCAAGCGTCTGGGTCGCCTATTAACACGTTGGTCGTTATAGAAGGTTAGTGCTATAAAATAGCTACACAGTCTATGTGTATCTATAGGAGATTAAATGGCACAGATTGATTGGCAGTCTATAATGTCAGGGAACTCGCAGCCGAAGAAGCGGTATTCGGGTTCTAATATCAAGTTCTTTTACGCTTATAACGAGAACGCAGAAAAAACCCGTCAGGAGGGTCGTCCCATCTTTGATGAGATTCCTTCTATCTCAATTCAATGGCCTGGAATGGACGAGACGGTTCGTCGTATTGAGCCGCAAGACATGCAGGATTACCCTGAAATGTACGCTCGGTTTAAGGCTGGCAGCGAGCCTGTAATGGAAGGAACCCCACTTGCTGAGTGGCCAATGATGACCGGCAGCGCAATGCGAGAGCTGAACTACCTTGGCTTCAAGACGGTAGAGCAACTTGCAGTAGCAGCAGAAGAAGCAAAACGTAAACTTGGGCCATTGTCTAAGTTTGTCAAATTAGCGCAAGATTGGTTAGCTGCCGCTAAGTCTGACCAGAATGAGGTTGTAAAGCTGAAGCAGTTGCTTGATGGCGAAACAGCTCGTCGCAAGGCTCTGGAACATAAGGTTGAGTTGTTACTTCAACGAGTAGAAGCTAACGAAGGAATCGACCTTCGTGACCGTCGAAAGGAGGTGATCCCAGCACCCGAGGCCCTTGAAGAGGGCATCATAGAGGCTCAAGACGAGCGTCTAGAGGATCAGGAAGTAAGGCGACGAGGGAGGCCACGTAAAGCATGAGTATAGCCACGGTTATTCAAAATGTAGCGAATGAAGCTGGCTATACAGTCGAAACTAACGTGGTTGCATCCACTGAAGTTACGACTAAACAGCTTCTTGCAATCGCCAACAGAATTAACCGTGACATATTTGAAGCGTATCCTTGGCCTAAATGTTACGCATCGGGCTCAATCACGCTGGTGACTGGTCAGGCATCGTATCAGTTGCCAGCGTCTTTTTCTTACTATCACTACGACACGTTCTGGAATCAAAACACTCGATGGCGGGTGCTTGGTCCAATGACCGAGCAAGAGTATGCAGAGTTTCTTGGTTTTGGTCTGAATACGACCGTATACCAACGGTTCCAGATTCGAGGCATTACTAACAGTGAATTGTTGATTAGTCCTACGCCTGGGACGCAGTACAACAACAACACCATTATCTTTGAGTACATTGCAGACAGAAGCGTTAGGCCGGTTACTTGGACTACCGCTACTGCCTTTGCTGCTAACTCATACTGCTTCTATAACGGCAACTACTATCAGACTACAGCCGGTGGCACTACAGGAGCTACACCGCCAACGCACACGAGCGGAAGCGTATCTGATGGTGGTGTCACATGGACTTACTACAACGGGGCTTACAATCAATTCTTGGCCAATACAGACGTAAGTATTTTCCAAGAGAAGTTATTGGAGCAGGGTGTGTTAGAGCGGTTTGCTGAAATTCATGGCCTAGACAGTATCCGGCCTCGATTTGAGCAGCAGCTTAATGAAGAGTTTAGTCGTGACCGTAACGGCAAAGTGCTTTATGCAGGAGGTCACATGCGTGATCCGATGTTTGCTCGAAACGGTGTAGCAGTATTTGGTACTTGGATTTGATATGGCTTACGAACCAGCAGCAGCAAAAGACAGTCCACGAGCTTATTACTTGTTCCTACGTTCACAAGGCATACCACCTCTGCAAGCGGTTCAAAAAGTAGAAGAGCGATTTGGTCCTCCTAAGACTGACAAAGAAAAAGCCAAGGACGAGCAAAAGAATCAGCTTGCTCAAATGGGTGGCAACATAGGCGGTATGCTTCTAACAAGCGAAATTATGCGAGGGTTTCCAAACCTTGGTGGTTTGTTTGGTGCTGGAAGTGCTGGCGCAGGAACAGCAGCAGCGGGAACAACCGCAGCCGGAACTGCCGGAGCAGGAACAACTGTAGCCACTCCAACTTTGCTTGGCGCAAAAGTTGTGCCAGGAGCAGCTTCATCATCGGGCTTATCCAGTTTAGCTTCTGTTGGATTGCCAGCATTAGCAATCATTGCAGGTCTTTCAGAAACTTGGGAGGGTGGGGGTAAAGACATTCTCCGAGGACGAGGGAATAAGCAGGATTGGGCAAACATGGGAGCCAATGCGATTCTTGGCGTTGGACCAAATCTTGCTTTGCGTTGGATGGGGAAACCATCTCTTGGTCGCATGATGACATCCGGCAAATCCGATGCTCAACTCAATCGAGATGACTTCCGTGGATTTTTGAAAGAAAAAGGCGTGGTCGATGACAACTATGAAATCACGCTTGCTAACGGCTCTAAGTTTAATATCGGACTTGATGGCAAAACGAAGTACACCAACACAGACGGTAAAACAACACGAAATGCTTGGGATGTAGATTTATCTAATCCACTGGCAAAAATAGCTGTAAATAAAATTGATCCTATTATTCGCAGCATGTATGCCAACCCCCCAAAGGGAGTAAATCCTGAGCAGTACACGGGTATGCTGGTTAATGCCGTAACTTCTGGTGCTAAGAACGAACAAGAAGTAATGGCAAACATCAATGCCATTACAAACAAAGGCCAACTAGGGCGCACTCAACCGCCTCCAACAACACCGCCTACAACTCAAGCAGCGCCACCAGCAATTACTCCACCCGCTACAACACCACCCATCGCACCGCAGCAAAATCAAGTGAAAGGTCCAGCGCCGATTGCTCAACTGCCGGAAACGATAGCTCCAACCGGCAATATGTCGATTAGAGATTTGCTTAATTTATACATGAGGAAATAATTATGGCCCGTCGTTCTGCAATGCAAATGGACCCACGGACAATGACCGGTGCGCCACGAGGTGGAGGCATGGCTCGTTCATTAGCTCCACGGCCTCAGATGGGACCACCAATGGGTGGTAGCAGACAGCCAATGACTCAATTATCGCAACCTGGTCAACAGCAACAAATGATGGGCGAAGCAATAGGCGATATGGCAATCGACGCTGCTACAAACGGTGCAAACGACCAGCAAATGCCAGGCTTTGGACCAAAGCCTGGACGCATGGATCCTAGGATGCAAGGTCAAATGCAAGACATGATGGGACCTATGCAGCGACCATCGCTATACCAACCTTATGCGCCAATGCCTCAATTCAACATGCCTGGACCATCAGCAAACTTTAACGTTGGCAACAGGATGCCAGGTACGCAAATGGGCAATGGTTTTGGGCAAACGCAAGGCAATCAGATGCAACCTGTTCCACAACCTATGCCGCAAAACATGCAGCAACCAAACTCAATGTCTAATTTCTTGAACCGCAATCGGTTTGGCCGATAGGAGTTAAATGGCGTTCCAAGGTTTTACAACATCGCCACCGTATGGAGGATTAGACTTAGTAAGTCCAATCGACAATATGGAGCCGCAGTATGCCTTGGAGCTTGTTAATGTATTTCCTGGCAACAATGCTCCTACGGTACGACTTGGCTATCAGCAATTTGCAACCATAGGTATTACAGACGCTATTAAGTTCATGGCTCCGCTGTTTAAAGCAGATGGAACTAGTGTGTTGGTTGTGGCCACTACAACTAAACTTTATTCGGTAACTTCTGGCGGTGTTGTTACAGATCGGACCGGAACTACAACACCTACAAGCGGCGAATGGCAATCGGTCATTTACAACAACCGCATATACCTATGTAACGGAGCGGATAACGCTCAAGTATGGGACGGTAGCGCCGCTACATTTTCAGATATAACTTTTACAGGCGTTTCGCTAGCATTGCTAATTAACGTTCACGCTCACAAAGAGCGACTATACTTTGTTGAAGAAAACAGTTGTAAGTTTTGGTACGGCGGCCTTCAGGTTACTGGAACAGGTGGAACTCCAGCTTTGACCGCTTTTGATTTAAGCTATGTCTTTACTCGTGGCGGCTCTCTATTAGCGGTTGGCAGTTTTAGTAATACCACTAGCACTACAAGCCAAGATTACTTTTGGGGAATTAGCAGCGAAGGCGAAATAGTCTTCTACAACGGTACCTATGCTGGCGATGCGACTTCGTGGGGTCTTGTAGCTCGATACATAATTGGTAGACCTCTTGGCTATAGGTCTTATGTTCGAGTTAATAATGACATTTGGTTTATTACAGAACAGGGTATTGTACCGCTCTCTAGCTTGTTTCAATCCGACCCTGAACAAGCTCTCAATTCTGTAGGGTATCGCATTAATCCGCTTGTCTCTGAAACGTCAGCGGTTTTCCCATTTGACCACCAATGGACTGGCTTTTTTTGGCCGCAAGGACGAAGAGTTTATATCCACCTACCAACGTCTGGAAGCGGAGGCAAATATCTTGTCTATGCCATCGACACTAAAGGTTG